TTTTCTTTATAATTGCGAAATTCAAACAAATCAAATTTATTCTTCATGAAAACTTAAATCCCTCAAATGATTTCTTTGGTCTGTCCTCGTTATTATACTCTTCTTCTTGTCCAGAGTCAAGTATATTATCTTGTGCTGACTGTTCGCAATCATAAAGACGCATCTTGGAACGGTCAATTCCAATCACAAATCTCTTATTGACTACAGTATCATTGTATCTGTTCTTCAATTGCTTCACCATTATCTGTCCAATCTGCTCAAGTTCCTCAGTTGAAATAAGGGCAAACATAAGATCAGCAGTAGCAGGGAGACCAAAGGACTCAGAAGTGTCAGTAAGGTCAACGTCAGAGCTACCATAACCGCTACGAGTGGTCTGGGTGGCAGATACGATAGGGACCTCGGCTTCGCCAGCCAACCCTCTAAGTTCCTCTGCAATAGACTTAATATAGCTATATGAATTGACAGACATCCCCGACTTATAACGGGAGGAAGCACATATATTAAGGTAATCAATGAAAATAATATCAGGTCTAAATGACTTCTTAAGTGCAAGCTCACTAAGAAGTGCTTTAAAATGTCCACTATGTGCAGATGCTGTAGGGTATTCTTTAATTATAAGTGTGCCTTGTGTTTTTGCTGCCAACTTAGTTACTTTATTCTCAAACGTTGACTTAGGCAAATCTACAATGTTCTGAATGGCAACATCTAATAAGTTTGCGTCAATTCGTTCAGCAATTTTCTCTTCTGCCATCTCCATTGTAATGTAGAGAACGTTTTTCCCTTGGAGCAACACGGAGCTAGCAACATGGCACATGAATAAAGACTTGCCGACACCTGTACCAGCAAGCGCGATAGTAAGAGTCTTATTAGATATACCCCCGCTCGTAATCTTGTTAAGGTATTCGAGATCAAACGAAACCTTCTCCTCCTTCCGGTGATAGTACTGATACCTTTCTTCATAGTTTTGTAAGTAGTCGTGTCCAATGTTGTTGTCAAAAGAAACTGCCAGTGCATCAGAAAGAATAGAAGGAATCGCATCCCTACTCTTCTTCTCATCATTTCCATCTGCAATGTGAATCGATTCCATCAGTGCAAGATAAATCGCACGGTCACGACACCACTTTTCAGTAGCATCCGTTAACCATTCATTATCTACTGGAAGATCTGTAAACGAATTGCAGATATCTCTGGTTTCTTTAATCTCACTCTCGTTTAGATCTGTCCGATTTTCAACCTCAATATTTAGTGCTTCTATTGTAATGGCAGAACCATACTTCACAATGAACTGAGTAATCTCCTCAAAGATTACTTTTTCACCTCTTTGTTCAAAATATGTTGGTTCTATAAATGGAATGACTTTGCGAGAATAATTTTCGTTACATATTAAGTTTCTAAGAATTGTTGTTTCAATTCGTTCCATAGGAGAAAATCTTCTTCGCGGCAGCATCAAGTTGCTGCATTACTTCTTCGGTAAAATACGTATCAGGGTCTTTCAGAATTGCCTTGGCATAAACTTTCTTACCATCTATCTCATAGCGACCTGCAACATTTTTCCAGAGACCTCCCAGTTCACCCAACTCAAGAAGACCATAATATCGATCAAGACCACGCTCATCGTAATAAAGACGTATCGTAACATCCTTGTTCTCCTTACTTAAACGTGACTTAGCAGTCTTTGCCTTGATAAGATTTCCAATGACTTCTGTTCCATCTTTTTCTTTCTTCTTGCTAAGATGAATAATGGTAGAGGCAGCATACTTAAGGCCACTACCACCTCCCATCTCTTTAGTAGGAACATAAGAGCCGATAACGTCATAAGTGTGATTGGTAACGATCATTGGAATGTTAGCCTGTCCCAACTTGAGTGTCAACATTCTGAATGCACCCTTAATCAGTTGTGATTTTGTCATGTCACGAACTTGCTTTTCGTTGAGTGCATCAGTAATCTCTTTCTCAGTCGAAAGCATTCCTAAAGAGTCTAGCACAAACATGCAGGGTTTGCGATCTTCCTCAGGTGATTTTTGATACATGTCCACTGCCTTGAGTGCCTTACTGCGGAACTCCTCAACAGTTACTACATTGACCACGACAAGACGTGAGAGATCAATTCCTCTGCTTTCGAGAAGAGATTTATTAACTGCTGCCTCGGTGTCAAAATAAAGGCAATATCCGTCAGGATTAGAATCAAGAAAGTTTTTGACGACAGCGAGAGAAAAGAAAGTCTTGCCAGTAGAAGACTCACCAGCAATGGCAGTAATCTTATTCCCAGATACGCCACCAAATATACTACCTGAAACGAGTCCGTTAAAGATGTACGAACCTGTGTCCACGTAAGTTTCGGTTTCGTCGATGTCCGCTGCCAGTTTGGTAAAGTCATCTCCGATTTCCTTTACTATGTCTTTTAAAAAATCCATTATACAAAAAATAAATCAAGGTTTACTGTTTTCTCCACATTCCACCCAATCGCATCAAGAATAGATTTGAGTGGGTCTAAAAAACTCTTTTCAAATTGTAATTCATAATCTATGTATTTGTCAAGACCAAGTTCATGTGGAAAGTCTTGAATAAATGAGATGACATTCTCCTGAATAATATTTGGTTTCTTCAGATAAATGAACTTGATTTTCTCACCGTTATTGATAAGAGAATACTTATTATCAAGTTTTTTCTCCTTAATATAATGATTGAACAACAGTGCTCCACGACAATGAATAGGTGTTCCTTTGGAATAGATACCAGAATAAGATCTATACTTCACAACATCCGATACTGAACGGGGGAATGCGATTTGCTCCGGAGGAAGTGACTTAAACTCTTTACGACATTTATCAATAAAGTCAATTACTTCTTCTTCAGTACCACTCATCATGAGTTTGAGACCATCCTTAATCATCGTTCTACACGGTGCAGGAGTGGATGATTTGACTGCCTCAATACCCATCATCTTGAGTTTAGGTTCCGAATACTGAACTCCTTCACTGTTCCATACGTTGAGAATATATCTCTTCTTCGCAGTCCAAATACCACGTTCTGATATATTCTCACGTTTCATAATCATCTTCTGTTCATATGCCGAAACGTAATCCGCAAGTTCCGTATAAGATTTTTCGATGAACGGTTCCAACTTGTCTTCGCAGATCTTATCAAGTAACTGAACAACTGTTGTTTTATCGCCAGACTTATGACTAAGAAATTTATCAACAAGAGGTCCCATATTAAGATAGATTGAATCAGTGTCAGATGCGATGACATAATCGACTTCTTCGGTTTTTAAAATCTTATTTAGAAATCCGTTCATCTTATTCTCAATCCAACGGATAGAGACTTGACCAGAAAGCGTAATCGCTTCCGCATTGACCAGTTTGTAGTAACGGAAATATTGATTACCAATAGCACCATATGCAGAGTTGAGTTGAATCTTGCGAGCCATCTGAATGTTATTGCATCGTGCAATCTCCTTTTCCAATGCCTTAGTCGGAGTTTTTTCATAATCTTGTTTTGCAATAAGCATCTTCTTCTTGTAGATGGTGCGATCCTTATAAATCTTCTCCATCAATTCAGGTAGAAACCCACGAACATCTTTACGATACATGGCACCATTAGCACATACTGCACTATCCTTATACAGTTCAAAAGTTAGTTCTTCGTTAAGTATCTTATCAACGGTAACTGATGGGTGCCTGGTCTCTCGGAGTGTCTCCGGAGAGATATTGTATTGCATAATAAGGTGAGGGTAGAGAGAGTTAAGGTCAAAAGACACAACCCAATCATACTTTCCCGGAATCGGTTCCTTAACATATGCTCCTGCATACTTGGCATCTTTGTCTGAACGTTCTTTGGGTGGAATTACAATGTTTCTCTTTTTGAGATAATTGTAAATGATCGCATCCCACATACGAACTTGATAAAACACATCATTATAATTCACCTTAGCATCATATGCCATGGTGATTGCGAGTTCAATCAATTTCATCTTGTCTTCCATACGGTCAACAAGTTCCACGTCAATTATATTATACTCTACAAATTTCTGCCACCCTTTAGTATAGAAATCTTTAAAGGTATCAAACTCAGAGTGATCAAGTTTCTTTTGATTGAGTTCCACACTTGCAATATAATCCAAACGATAAGACTCTTGTGCCTTATAGGTAAACTTCTTATATAAATTTAGATAATCAAGTTGTGTAATACCCCCAACATCATAAGAGATCTGTTTACGACCCATTACAATAGTCTCACGTTCAGTTACCAAACCCCAAGGTGAAAGTCGTTTCATTAACTTCTCACCAAGAATACGACCAATACGCCTCACCAAATAAGGCATATCATACAATTCACTATTCCATCCAGTTACAACTTCAGGAGTATTAGTCTCAATCATCCACCAGTTTATAAAGTCATTCAGTAACTCATATTCTGTTCGGAAACTTTTGTAGATAACATTCTCTTGCTTATTATTGAAAGGTCCCTGACCCCAAGTGCGAATCTGTTTAGTAGTATAATCCTGCACAGTAATAAGAAGAACCTCTTCTGCGGCAGACTCTACATCAGGGAATCCATTCTCAGTCTTCACCTCAATATCAATTGTAGATATTTTAATCTTTGTAGTATCAAACTTGACTTCTTCTTCTGGATACATCTCAGAAATATACTGATAGATGTATCGGTCATTACCATAGATCTTAAAGTTTTCTACACCATCATACTTCTTGATGAACTCTCTACAATCACGAACAGTTCCCGGATCTATTGATTCAACATAGTCTCCCTCAAGAGTTTTGTATTTTGTTTCTTTATTAGAAGGGACAAATAATGTAGGATAAAACTTTTCTCTTGTAGCAAAGTGCCTTCCGTTCTCATACCCACGCACAAGAAAGTGGTCACCGACCATTTGAACGTTGGTGTAAAATCTCATCAGTTAATTTTTTCCAAGTAGTTTTTGAGCAAGTCTGGTTTAGGATCTGACATAGTAATAATTTTATCAGAACTAATCATAAATTCATTTTGATCTGTATACTCTCCCATCCAAGGAACTAAATCTTTTACATCATATGGTTTAATCAGTTTGCAGTCTGGTTCTCCAATTTCTGCTCCAACCTCATCAATTTCACTGATGATTCTTTCACTATTCGTCAGTAGAATCACTTTGATCGTCTTGTCCATTAATCATTTCCTCATAAAGGTTTTCAATTTCTTTTACTGGAGTCACAACAGTAACTAACCAGTCATATCTTACAGGTATTTCCTTATCTGATGTAAGAGAAATCCAAGGTGTAAAATTAACTCCTACATTTCTATCTTCTGGTGGAGTTTGTCCTTCTTCCAAAAGAAGAACCTCTTCATTAGATGCTAGATCTACAATATAAGGACTCTTGAACAGATATCCACAAATCTTTTCATCAGAAATCAGTTCTTTAATATCAGCAATTACTGATTCTCCCGATTTCAATAATGCAATCTTAATCGACATTTTTAATTTACCTCTCCGAGTATTATAGCATAAAAAAGGAGGGGTTACAACTGGATTTGGCCAGTTTCCCCTCCGTCTGCGGCGACGATATACTTTATTTAGAACCAGACTTTCTTCTGATGATGCTCTGGTACAATTCTTCCCAGAACAATACTTAACAACCCATCCTCAAATTCAACTGATCTAACTTCCGTGTCCTCTGCCAGTGTCCAAGATCTGGTGAAAGATCGTTGAGCCATTCCTCTGTGGACATAAGTCGTTTCTGATTCGGTATCCTCTTTCTGTCCTTCGACAAAGAGTTTTCCGTCTTGTGTGTAGACATTTACTTCTGCTTTTCTAAATCCTGCAAGTGCAAGTTCTAGTCTTGATTCTACGTTGCTGACCGTGACTAGATTAAATGGTGGATAATTCTTCGTTGTTTCGTGGAGATTAAACAACCTATCAAAGTATTCATCCATTCCTATGCTATTCCTATTTATGCGTTCCATCAACGCAGGCAGGTCCGCAGCAGTATACCTTGCAAGGTTTCCCATGATTCTTAGCTCCTTTAAAAGCGAGTTTGTGTTTTGTGGACCCCGAAGGCATCCGATATATTTATAGCACAGACATAAAAAAAGAGGTATGGGGTAAACCACACCTCTTGTAAGTT